GCAAAAGACAGCGTCCCGGACGATGACAGATACATACTGATATCGGTTGCAAGCAGGGCTGTGCCTGTAATCGGCATATATGACGAGATGCATGAAGAATTCTTCAAGGATGATACAAAGATACATTATGCGGAGGCATGGATGGAGCTGCCAGAGCCGTATGAAAAAGAGGGAGGCGGCACCATATCAGGAGCCGCCATGTAAGAAGTCAGAAAGTGAGGGATAGCATGGAATACGGCTATGTAAGAGTTTCTTCAAAAGAACAGAATGAAGCCAGACAGCTTGACGCTCTCTGCAAGCAAGGAATAGAAGATTGTAACATCTTTATAGACAAGCAATCTGGTAAAGATTTTAACAGACCAAAATATAAAACCTTATACCGAAAGCTGAAAAAAGGGGATGTACTGTATATAAAAAGTATCGACCGGATGGGAAGAAACTATGATGAGATAATTCAGGAATGGCGCAGAATTACACGTTTCCGCGAAGCGGATATTGTAGTGCTTGACATGCCATTACTTGATACGAGACGTGGAAAAGACCTCATGGGTACATTTTTAAGTGACATAGTATTACAGGTGCTTTCTTTCGTAGCAGAAAATGAGCGCACAAATATAAAACAAAGGCAAGCAGAAGGAATTACCGCTGCAAAAGCAAGAGGCGTGAGATTTGGCAGACCGCCATTACCAATTCCAGATAACTTTTATCAGATGCGAGAGGATTGGAGAACAGGGAAAATTGCAATAGAAGAAGCTGCAAAGGCTTGCAATATGTGTTCTAAGACGTTTTACAGCAAAGCAGTGAAATACGAAAGGAGAGGTAAAGAAAATGGCAAAGAAAGAAGTTGACGGAGTAGTAGTAGAAGCAAAAAGCATATTGACAGCGTTGAGAATAATCAAGACAGTGTGCGGCGACAACATCCAATGTGAAACTTGTCCATTAGGTGACGATGTAGGTAACTGTAGAGCAACAGAAGTAGCTCCGAAAGACTGGAGAGTAGATGAATCTGATAGTGTATGGAGAGCATTGAGATGAACAAAACAACAGATATTTTTATATCACGATTAGAAGAAATGAGAAAAGAAAAAGGCTTCACCCAGCGAGAGCTGGCTAGTAAGGTCGGTGTTAACGAAGTATCTATGTCTAGGTACATCAAAGGTGAGCGAGTACCTACAGTCACGACAATAGTTAGCATAGCACAGGTACTTGGTGCAAGCGTTGACTATTTGGTTGGAACATCAAACGTAAAAAAGAGACAAAACAATGCTGACAGGATAAGGAATATGTCGGATGAAGAGCTGGCGCAGTTTCTTTGCAAAGTAAAATCAGATTATCAGTGGATGGAGCATGAATTTCCGAGTGAAGAAGAACATAGTGAGTGGGAAGAATGGCTTCAATCAGAAGCAGAATAGGAGAAGAATGAGACTAATAGACGCAGATGACCTTATAGCGTACCTGAATGATTACGCAAGACAGGAAACATCCTACAGCGATGAAGATAATGCAGATATACGTGATGTAATACAGGAGTGCATAGAAGCGGTTGAGGAGCAGCCAACAGCCTATGACATTGATAAGGTTGTTGAAAGATTGAAGGAAGAAGCAAAGTATTCACACGCGGACTATTTGGAATATGCTCGGGAACATGGCTTTGATGAGGATGCAGATTACCATTTCGCAGGATTGGAAAGAGCAGTTGAGATAGTAGAGCCCGGCGCCTCTTTGAATGGAGAACACATCCGGTCAGATGTGGAAGAATCAGCAATTAAGAATCATATAATGCAGAGGTTTATGCGGAAGGAGTAGCTTATGAAGATTGCCTGTGAAAAGTGTAATAAAATAATTGATGCGTATTTTGCAGATAAGTACGTGACCATTACGAAAAAGGATGAGAATATAGTACTTTGCGAATCATGTTATGCCAAATTCAATGATTGGTTATACGAGGATGAGGAGGCAGCAGATGAATAAAAAAATATCAGACTACAACGCCGGCATAGAATATGCACTGCGCATAGCCCGCAAGGGCGGCATCGAAGCCCTTGAGCGTGAAGTTAAGTACAGAGGCGAACATAACAGCGTAAGAGGTGTTGATGCAAGAGAGCTTACAGCGGTCGCAAGGGCAATGTGCAGCAAAGAGCTTATGTTTGTGGCCACAGCCAGCGCAACCGCAATGGCGGATTACATGCACATGCCGCCAAGTGTTGTGCTTGATTATTTGAAAGAATTCAACCGCCTTGTAGATGTGTACAGGATGGACGAGGAAGCATTTAATAAGGCACAGGAGAAGCTTAACAAGAACGTAGGACTTAACGAGTGCGTTAAGTCTTATCAGATAATGCAGAATGAAGAGGAGGCAGACAATGAGAGAAATTAACGAAGTGATCGAAGGGGCAAAGCAGGTGGTAAATGGAATCTATGAGCAGATAGGCAGGATTGACAGCTGTAACGCTGTGCTGAAGGTAATGGATAATGCGGAGGTGTCCCTGCTTCAGGAGGACGGCAACCTTGTGGACACATCCTCAGCGCTCACGGTTGAGCAGAGGGCGGACGTACTCTATAACATGCGCTGCATGATCAAGGGCAATATTGACGAGGCGGCAGCGGCACTTGAAGCGGTACAGAATGCAGGAAAGAAGCCGGTGGAAGTAGAAGAGCCGGAAGCTGACACGGCAGCAGGTGAGGATGAGGCAGCAGTACAGACCGTTAAGAAAAATAATCAGCCGCCGGAGCGTAAGAGCAGGATGGATAAAGGCACGGTCCTCCAGCTTCTGAAAGACGGGTACAGCGTTCAGGACATAGCAGACAGATACGGCTACAAGACAACCAAGACAGTGGATAACTTCTGCAAGACCAATAAGATTAACGTAAAGCTGTACACACAGCACAGTGACAGGCAGCTCACGGAAGCAGACATACCGCAGATACGTGCGCTGTACACAGATGGACCGTTCAACCTTACACAGACAGCCGGAGAGCTTGGAGTGTCCAAGAAGCAGCTCAGGGCATTTGTTGAAGAAAAACATCTTGTTAAGCCTGTAGCAGACTAGGAGGGGCAATGAGTTTAAAAGAGGCTTTAGACCAGTACACAGCAGTCAAGAAAGAGCGCGAGTACATAGCTGAGAAGGTCATAACGTTAGAAAGGCAGATAGACCGTATGGAGAAGAGCGGATACAGCGTCAAAGACACAGTCAGGGGCGGTGAGGGCAACATGCACCATTACACGATAGAGGGCTTCCCGTATGAAAGTTATAGCAGGCAGAAGACACTCTTGAGGGTTCGCCGGCAGCAGTTAATCGACAGGGATGAGAAGCTTGCAGAGCTTGAGACGCAGGTCGAACATTTCTTAAGTGAGCTTGATGACAGCAGACTACGGCAGATGATCGAGTACAGATATATTGAGAATATGAGCTGGGTTCAGGTTGCCGACAGGATGGGTGGCAATAACACGGCGGACGGATGCAGGATGGCAGTTGAGCGGTTTTTAAGGGATAAGCAGTAAATGATAGCAGTGAGTGGAAATTCATTCACTGCTATTTTAGTGTAAAAAATGTGTATAAATACACATTAAACAATTGACAAATACACATTAAATGTGTATAATAAACAATGAAAGGAGGACACGGATGAAACAAAAGGATTTAGTAAAGAAACTTGAAGCCGGAGGCTTTACATTCCTCAGACATGGAAGCAACCATGATGTGTATATAAGAGACGGAATGATAGAGCAGGTACCAAGGCACAGAGAGATTAATGAACAACTTGCAAAGGCAATTATCAGGAAATGGGGATTGTAAAATCCCCGGTTTCTATGAATATATATATGAATAGACAGAGAAAAGGAGCTGTAACATGAAAAAAGTATATCCTGTATTATTTACGAAGACAAATGATGATAAAGATACCATACTGATAGAAGTACCGGATTTAGGAGCCATGACAGAAGGATATGGAATGGCAGACGCAATTGAGATGGCAAGGGATGTTATCGGAATGGCAGGAATAACAAAGGAAGACAATGGCGAGGAATTGCCGGAGGCAACAGAATTTGATAAGGTTGACGCAGCCAAGGGGACATTTGCCGCTGACGGAGAAACATATGCATCATTGGTTGATGTCGACTTTGACGCGTACAGAAGGAAGGTTGACATGAAGTCTGTACGGAGAAACGTCACACTTCCAAACTGGCTTAACGTAGAAGCCGACAAAGCAGGGATAAACGTATCAAAGGTTCTTCAGGATGCACTTATGTCGGTTTTGAATGTATCAAGAGGATGATTTGCAAATTTTTTTAAAAAATGCGCGTTTTGTTCGTTCTGTTCGTTTTTTATGTGTTAATATGTAAAATGGAATTAGTCCAAAGTGATTATCATTTAATAACTCCTGGGAAGGCACCGGCACACACGCCGGTGTCTTTTTGTGTGCAAAAATATGCTGATGTGCAGGAAAGGCAGGTGTGCTGATATGGCAAAAGGAAAATATGAATATTGGCTGTCAGACGAAGGAAAGCTCAGACTTGCCGCATGGGCGAGGGATGGACTTACAGATGATGACATTGCCGCTAACATGGGAATATCACGGTCCACACTTGCAGCATGGAAGAAAAAGTATCAAGACATTTCGGACACCTTAAAAGAGGGAAAGGATGTTGCTGATATCCGTGTGGAGAATGCACTGTACAAAAAAGCAGTAGGCGGAACGTACACAGAAGTCACAGAAGAGCGCATTAATGGTGAGCTTATGGTTACAAAGCGGATAACAAAGGAAATTCCGGGAGACACAACAGCCCAGATATTCTGGCTTAAGAACAGAAAACCGGATACATGGAAGGATAAGCAGAATGTTGCACTTGAGGGACTTGAGACAGAGAAGAGCAAGCTTGATGACCTGATAAAACAGATGAGAGAGTAAGGCGGTGGCGTATGAGTACACTGCTTTTATCTGATAAATACAAAGCCTTCCTAAGATGTGACGCACCGGTTGAGTACCTTGAAGGAACCACGGCAGCAGGCAAGACAACAGTAGGCATATTCAAATATATGCTTAAGGTGGCAGAATCCCCCAAGAAGCTGCACATAATAGCCGCAGATGACACAGGAACGGCAGAGAAGAATATAATCAACAAAGACCTTGGAATCCTTGATGATTTCGGAGTGCTTACCGAGTACAACGGCAATGGAAGCAAGGCTTATAAGATGCCACACATACTGTACCACACGTCCGGAGGAGACAAGATAATATTTGTTATCGGTTACGGCAACAAAAAGAAGTGGAAGGATGCGCTTGGCGGACAGTATGGCTGTCTGTATATTGACGAGATTAACACGGCAGATATAGAGTTTGTCCGGGAAGCATCGATGCGAAGTGATTACATACTTGCAACACTTAATCCGGACGATCCGGCGCTGCCCGTGTACAGTGAGTACATAAACCACTCACGCCCTCTGCCGGAGTGGCAGCAGGAGACACCGGAGGATATAATAAAAGAGCTGAATGAAGAACCAAAACCCGGATGGGTTCACTGGTTCTTTTCTTTTGTCCACAACAAAGGGCTGCCTGATGGCAAGATTAAACAGATAATGGAGAACACGCCCAAAGGAACAAAAATATGGAAAAATAAGATTGAAGGGCTGAGAGGCAAAGCTGCCGGGCTTGTATTTCCTAACTTCACAAGAAAGCGCAATGTTGTATCTGAGAGCTGGCTGAGACAGCGCATGAAAGATGGCAGCATAAAGTTTAAAAAGTTTACAGTTGGTATGGATACATCCTACTCAAGCAAGTCGCAGGATACAATTGCGATGATATTTGAGGGCGTAACGTACAACCGTGAGCTTTTTGTGCTTGAAGAGGAAGTATACAGCAATGCCGACTTATCTGTTCCACTTGCCCCGTCAGACACGGCAGTGAAGTTCATTGCCTTCCTGGACCGGTGCTCTGACAAATGGGGGCTTGCAAAAGATACATTCATTGACTGTGCAGACCAGGCTACCATAACGGAACTTAAGAAGCACAAGAGGCTGTATGGCTGCATATATACATTTAACGATTCATACAAGAAGGTAACGATAGTTGACAGAATAAGGCTGCAGCTTGGCTGGATAACGCAGGGCGCTTATATGGTGCTGGACCATTGCATTAATCATCTGTCAGAGATAGACAGGTACAGTTGGGATGAAGACGGACAGGCACCGGAGGATGCCAACGATCATACAATCAATGCGGCACAGTATGGCTGGATACCGTTCAGGGACAGCATAGGAGGAATGAAATGAGGTGGATAGACAAATTGAGCGACAACATCAGAAAAGGCGTAAGAGAATGGCTGTATAAGGACACAGTGGGGTACAGCATGCAAATAAGGGAGCTGATGGATTTTGAATCGTCAGCAATCTGCAACAGGGTATGGTACCGCGGCGATTCCAATGAGCTTGAGCAGCTGTACCAGCAGAATGTGGAATATGCCGACCAATACAAATTCTGGGCGGCAAGGTGCAGTCCGGGAATGGAGATGCGAAAGATACATACGGGGCTTCCGGGGCTTATCATATCTTCACTTGTATCAATCGTACTCCCTGACATGAATGAGTTTGAATTTGAATCAGACACACAGAAGGACATGTGGGAGCATATTGACAGCGAGAACAGCTTCCGTAAGAATCTTGAGAGTTACCTGAGTGATGTGCTTGTAATAGGTGATGGAGCATTCAAGATTACTTTCGATACAGCGGTGAGCGAATATCCGATACTTGAATGGTATCCGGGGGACAGGATAGATATTGAGTACAGGAGGGGCAGGATACATGAAATAGTGTTCAAGACACCATACAAGGCCGGCAGCGGTACATATGTGCTTCATGAGCATTACGGATATGGTTACATAGAGAACCATCTGTACCGGGACGAGAAGGAAGTGCCACTAACGGCAATAGATGCGACATCAGGCATAAGCAATACGGCGTTCGGTGATACAGACATTATGCTGGCAGTTGTGCTGAGCATCAGGAAGAGTAAAAAATACGAAGGGCGCGGAGGTTCACTGTTTGACGGCAAGCTTGACAGCTTTGATGCATTTGACGAGACGTGGAGCCAGTGGATGGATGCACAGCGTGCGGGACGTGCAAGAACGTATATACCGGAGTGTTATCTTCCACATGATCCGAACACGGGTGAGGTAATGGCGCACAATGCATTTGATAACAGGTTCATAGCCGGAGAGACGGACATGACAGAGGGTGCCAGAAATGTGATAAGCACGGAACAGCCTGCAATACCGCATGACAGCTATCTTGCAGCATACTGTACAGCACTTGACCTCTGCCTGCAGGGACTTATAAGCCCGTCAACACTTGGAATCGACAACAAGAAGCTCGACAACGCAGAGGCGCAGAGAGAGAAAGAGAAGACAACACTGTATACGCGCAATGCGATAGTGGATGCGCTTCAGGAGACTCTGCCGAAGCTTGTAAGCATTGCGGTTAATTCAGTCAACATACTGCTTAAGAAACCTGTTGAAGAGGTAAAGGTGAACATACCGTTCGGTGAGTATGCTAACCCATCATTTGAAAGCCAGGTCGAGACAGTAGGCAAGGGAAAGACACAGGGCATCATGTCGATTGAAGCATGTGTTGAAGAGCTGTACGGTGACACGAAGGACACGGAGTGGAAAGACGAAGAGGTACAGAGGCTTAAAGCTGAGCAGGGAATAGCAGAAGTGGATCAGATGTCCGCAGCCGGTGACCTTAATACGGTTGATTTGAATATGGCGGGAGCAGCATATGAGTGATTATGATATCGGCGAAGCATTCGCAAAAATAGAAGATGAGCTCATAGCCTCAATGATGCGTAATATAGACCGGCACCGGGCAGAAGAGACCAAGGAAGGCTATGAGTGGTCCATGTGGCAGACAGAACAGCTTCAGGCGCTTGAAAAGTACAAGAAAGAGAATGCCCGAAAGTATCCGGGAAAGTTCAAGGATATCAATGACAGGATATCCGCGCTTATAAGCATTGCGCATGATGAAGGCAGAATGAAGCAGGAAGAGGCAATCCTTAAAGCTATCAGAAACGGCTTCAGTGGGACGAAGAAGCGTGGAAAGGGAATTGATGGCGAATTCTTCCGGCTTAGTGAAAGAAAGCTTGAAGCCCTTATAAATGCAACAATGAATGACATGCAGAATGCAGAAACGGCAATCCTCAGAATGGCCAATGACAAATACCGGAGCACAATATTCAATGCACAGGTGTATTACAACACAGGAGCAGGCACATTTGAAAAGGCTGTCGATATGGCAACAAAGGACATGCTGGCAGCAGGTCTTAACTGTGTGCAGTACAAAAACGGTGCAAGGCACAGGCTTGAGGATTATGCCGGAATGGCACTTAGGACCGCAAGTACAAGAGCGAAGCTGTACGGAGAAGGAGAGATGCGGCAGGAATGGGGAGTACACACAGTCATCATGAACAAGCGTGCCAATCCATGTCCAAAGTGCCTTCCATTCGTTGGAAAGGTCATGATTGATGATGTATGGAGCGGCGGCAAGGCATCAGACGGGCCGTATCCGTTGATGTCATCAGCAATAGCCGCAGGGCTCTACCATCCAAACTGTAAAGACATGCACACAACATTCTTTCCGGGCATATCAGATGCTCCTGATGACACATGGACACCTGCGGAGCTGGAGGACGTGCAGATGTTCAATGAGACTGAGGCACGACAGCAGTATGCAGAGCGTCAGGAAGAGAAGTTCGGAAGGCTTGCAAAGTATTCGCTGGATCCGGAGAACAAGAAGAGGTATGAGGTCAGACGGCAGCAGTGGAAGAAACAATTATCAGACAATCAGGAATACAGACCAATCGTAAGAGGCGATAGTAAGATAATTGAGGTTGAACCGGATAAAAAAGTGGATGTAAAAAAGATTAATTCATATAAGGAGAATATATATGTATCAGATAATGAGGTTATAAAGCCGAGGGCATTACATGAGATTTATACCAATACTGTTAAAGCGCTTAAAAAATGGGATATTTCAAAAGACAGGATGCCAGAGATAAGAATATTGTCAAAAGAAGAATTAAAGGCATATGGAAAGTATGATGCAGTAAATAATGTTGTATACTATATCTCGGAAATTGTTAATAAAGAGATTGTGGGACAAAAAGGTGTAACAGAGTATCATGAGATGTGGCACATGAAGCAGGCCGAAAAGTTTAGAAGTAAAGGCTGGAATATCACTAAAGAGAACTATGGAAAGTACATTAGAGAATTAAACAAAGAATGCAAGAAAACAATTGACGCACTAGGGATTAACAAATATAATGTTGATAAGATAAGTGATTATGCAAAAAAAATGTTTGAGTATGGAAGATATGATGAAGTTGAAGCTGAATATATGACCATTATAAAATCAAAGGGGAAAGAACTATGATTGTTGATTATCCTGATGAGATAAAAAAGTTAATGAAAAAATACGAACCCTATGCTGACAAGATAAAAGACGGAGAATTAAAAGATGCACCACAAGAGGCAATAGATGCTTTTTATAAGTGCAAAAAGTGGGCTTGGGAACAGGGACAGTAGATAAGTAGCCACCAGTCGAGAGATTGGTGGTATTTTTATACCCAATTTTAAGAAAGTGAGGATAAAAGAGCATGAAAAAATTATTTATTAGCCAGCCTATGGCAGGTAAAACAGACGAGGAAATCAAAGAAACAAGGAAAAAAGCAATAGAGTATGCAGAGCTGCTATTAGGTGAGAAAGTAGAACTTATAGAGTCTTTTTTTGAAGGAGCTCCTGCAGAAGCTAAGCCGTTGTGGTTTTTAGGAAAATCAATAGAACTCCTATCACAGGCGGATATTGTGTATTTTGTTAAAGGCTGGGATAAGGCTAGAGGTTGCAAAATAGAACATCAATGTGCAGTAGCATATGAGATTAAGAGAATTGAAGATTAAATTAAATAAACAGCCATAGAGCTGTTATTTTTATATCCAAGTTGCACCAGTGCAACATCATAACATGATAACAGGCAGTCCCGTCAGGGGCTGCTTTTTATATGCCCAAACGCGATAAGGCACTAAAAGGTGCGCGGGCGGTGACACCGATGACAATGGATTACAGGGAGACACCCTTAGAAACGGAGGAACACAATGAGAGACAACACAAGACTTCCATTTAACCTGCAGTTCTTTGCACACGAAGCTGGCAATGAAGCAGGTAATGGAGAAGGAGCTGGCGAAAGCGGCCAGCAGGGTAACAGTCAGGTCAGTCAGCAGACAGAGCAGAAGCCGGCAGCAGGAGCGGTTGACTATGACAAGATCCAGCACATGCTTGAAGGAACACTTGCGGCAAAAGAGGACACAGCCCTCAAGAGCTATTTTAAGCAGCAGGGTCTCAGCCAGGAAGAGGCTGAGCAGGCAATAAGTGCATTCAAGGCACAGAAGGCAAAGAGCCAGCCTAATGTTGCAGAGCTTCAGGCGCAGGCTCAGACAGCCATAAAGGCAGCACAGACAGCAAAGCTTGAGCAGGCGGCAACTATTGTCGCAATAGAGCTTGGCATAGGAATCAAGACTGTGCCTTATCTGCTTAAGATTGCTGACCTTTCCAAGGCTGTTGGAACAGATGGCAGCATTAACAATGACGCCATCAAGGAATCAATTAACAAGGTGCTTGAGGATGTGCCGCAGTTAAAGCCTCAGATGACAGAGCAGACGGGCTATGTACAGATAGGGGCGGCAGGCGGCAGCCAGCAGTCAACGCAGAAGGCTCAGAGTACTGCGCAGATAGCAACCAAGCGCTGGAACAGATTTAACAATTAAGGAGGATTTAACCAATGGCAAATTTAAACTATGCAGAACAGTGGTCACCGGAGCTTCTTGAGATTCTTATTCAGGGAGCACTCACATCACCATTCATCACAACCAATGTAAAGTGGCTTAATGCCAACACATTCCACTTTACACAGATGTCTGTAAGCGGCTACAGGAATCATAAGCGTTCAGGCGGATGGAACAGCGGAACATTTTCACAGACAGATCATCCATACACTGTAACACATGACAGGGATGTGCAGTTCCTTGTGGATAAGGCAGACGTTGATGAGACTAATGCAACAGCATCAATCAACAATATCTCAAAGACATTTGAGAAGACGGCGGTTGTGCCTGAGACAGATGCGCTCTTCTACTACCGTGTTGCCAAGAAGGCACAGGAGACAGAAGGATATCATGCATCAACAGCTTCAACAGCGTATACCAAGGCAAAGGTATTCGGTATGCTCAAGGATATCCTTGGCAAGGGCAAGCTCCGCAGATATAAGGCAAGAGGCTCACTTATCATGTATGTCTCAAGTGAGATAATGGACGCTCTTGAGCAGTCATCCGAGTTCACACGTAAGATTGAGATGACGCAGATTGCTGAGGGCGGTATCGGAATTGAGACGCGTGTGACAGAAATCGATGGTGTTCCAATCATGGAGGTTATCGATGACGAGCGCTTCTATGATGCGTTTGATTTTGATACACCGGAGGGCGGATTCGTGCCGCTTAAGAAGGTAGCTGAGGATAGCGAACATGGTGTTGAGGCAGTAACGGGAGCGCACAAGATTAACGTGCTTGTGGCGAGCCTTGAGACATGCAAGACAGTACCTAAGATATCAAGTATCTACTTCTTTGCACCGGGAACACATACGGAGGGTGACGGATATCTGTACCAGAACCGTTCACTGTCTGATACATTTGTGTTCCCTAACGGCAAGGATGGCAAGATAGACAGTATCTATGTAGACGTTGACACAACAGAGTACACAGGAGAGTAAGCCATGTATGCAGATAAGGAGTACTATGCAAAAATTTACGGCGGCAGCATGATACCGGAGGATGAGATTGAGAGGGCGCTTGATATTGCAAGCATGCATATCGATTCGCTTACATACAACAGGATTGTTGGAAGAGGGTTCTCCGGACTGACGGAATTTCAGCAGAATATGGTACGCAGGGTATGCTGCATGCAGGCAGAGTTCGAGTATGAGAATGCCGCCCTCATACAGAGCGTGCTTGACAGCTATTCACTCAACGGAGTGTCGATGAGCTTCGGGTCTAACTGGAAAGTCACAACGGCTGCAGGCGTGGCAATGCGCAGGGATGTGTATGCCATGCTCTGTCAGACCGGTCTGTGCGACAGGAGGTGTATATGATATATCCAAGCCTTATTGACAAAAGGATGTGTCATGTGCCGGTAAGCGGGACCATAGAGCAGGAAGGATACGGCAACTATGGTGAACCGCTGGAGCCGGTTGAATTTGAAGGGCTGTGCAACTATCAGGATAAGGCAAAGACAGTTCTTACAGCACAGAAGAAGCTTATAGAGGTTACAGGGACGGCGTACTTTCCGGGCGATATATGTCCGGACGCTGCTGCCATATCCGGAGGGACGGCGGTCATATTCGGTGTACAGCGCAGGATAGTAACAGGAAGCAAGGCAAGGAACCCTGACGGAACAGTAAACTATACGATGCTGGAGGTGGTCTGATGGCGCAGGTATCAAGCAGGGTGACAATATACAGAGGTGCAATCGCTAGGATTAATGAGGCGGCAGTAAAGGCGCTTGAACAGACGGCAGAGCAGATACTTGAGGATGTTGGACAGAGCCAGACGCTTCCGTTCGCTGAAGACGAATATACTGTCGAGAAGGTATATGGAAAGCGCGGACAGTATGCAAAAAACGGAAGAGAGTACAAAGGCAAAAAAGTCAAACGCTTAAAAAGACAGGGCGGAACACTTCAAAAATCAACATTCATTGACACCAAGGGTTCGAAGGACGGCTATGTAAGCATAGTATCTTCAACGCCGTATGCACGCCGCCTGTATTATCATCCTGAATATAAGTTTAATACTTCGGTACATGCCAATGCCAAGGGAAGGTGGCTTGATGATTACCTTCCGGGAGGCAAAAAACAGGACATGCCGCATAAGGCATTTGCCAAGTTTATGCAGAGGGAGGCGGGAATGTGATTCTTACACTTGTAGATGTGGCAGAGTGCATTGCTGCCACCGGTATAGCAGACCGAAGCCACATATATGTCGGGCGCATGCCAGACAAGAAACCATGCAGCATAGGAATCTATAACCTTGACAGGCAGCAGGTACAGAACACTGTAGGCGGCAGGACTAACAGCTCCTACAGGATTAAGCCGGTAAGTATTCTTGTACATTGGAATAAGTCATCAAAGGATACAGAGCTTAAGGCGGCAGCAGTATATGACGCTGTTGCAGTTCTGAGGAATGCGCAGGCCGGCGGTAACAGGATTCTGTTCACAGATATGCATACAGATACACCGGTCGATGTCGGAATGGATGACGGCATGGTGTATGAAATGGTAATAGAGGCAGATTTTTATTATGAAAGGAAGGATTAACAATGGATAACGAGACAGCAGTATTAAATGCATCAGGTTTAACAGGTGTAACGCCGGTTAATGAGATTACATTCGGTGTCAATACCAAAGGACGTACCGGCGACGAGTCAACAGTTGTAAAAGACGCAGAGAGCCTTGCAATTGCGATTGACGGCAATATCGAGGAATGGGATTCCATGGAAGCCGAAGGCTGGAAGAGAAGGCTTATGACAGGAAAGTCAATTACAATCACCATGGGCGGCAAGCGTAACTATGGTGATCCGGGCAATGACTATGTGGCAGGGCTGTTCATGAAGAAAGGGCAGGCATGCAACTCGATACTTACAATTACATTCCCGGATGGCGGCAAGCTTACAATGCCGTGCGTAATCAATGTAACAAGCCTTGGAGGCAACGCCACGGCTGTAGGAGAACTTCAGTGGACAGCACTGTCAGACGGCAAGCCGACATATACAGACGCAGTTTAATCAGGTAAAGGAGAATAGTTTAAATGGCACAGATTATAGATATTTCATCAAGAATTACCAATGAGCTTCCGCTTGTGAAGATAAGTGATGACCTTACAATCACGGTAAATAACCGCAAGAACACAATTCTTAATGTACAGGCAATGGTGGCAGAGTTTGAAAAGAAGGCAAAGGAAGACCCTGAACTCAATGAAGTCGTAATGATTGGCAAGGCGATTGAGATGCTTGCAGGAGCAAAGTCGGCAAAGGCTATCGAAGAGCTTGACCTTCCGATGCCTGAATACAAGGTTGTATATCATGCAATCATGGCAGCGGCAACAGGCACAAGACTTGAAGATGTGGACCGATTTCAGGGATGATAAAGATCCATGTGATGATTATTATGACCTCTATGAGGATTACAGCCTCATAGAGGCTTCTTTTGCGCAGCAGTACGGAATAAGGCTCAGGCAGGAGGATGACATGTCATGGAATGAATTCTGCACGCTTCTGTCAGGCATTATGCCGGAGACACCGCTCGGACGGATAGTATCGATACGTGCTGAGAAGGACAGGAGCGTGATTGACAGATTTACTCCTGAACAGAAAAAGATATATAACGACTGGAAGATGCGGTGTATACGCAAACGCCGTGAAAATCCTGCAGCATATGCAGCGTATGTCGCGAAGTTCCAGGCATTCTGCAGGAGCGCATTCGGAAAATAACGGAAAGGAGGCAGCAGGTGGGATTCAAGATAGGTGAGATAGACCTTGGACTTGCTCTTAATAAGGATTCATTCAACAAAGACCTCAAAGGGATTGCAGGCAGCGCCCAGCAGACAGCTGCTAATGCATTCAAGCCGGTAGGCAGAATCATCGGTGCAGCACTTGCGGGAGGAGCACTTATCAAGTTCACAAAAGACTGTCTTGACCTTGGTTCTGATCTTACAGAGGTACAGAATGTTGTTGATACTACGTTCGGTTCAATGTCCTCCAGGGCTGATGAATTTGCAACGAGCGCACTTGAGACGTTTGGCATGTCTGAGAAGGTAGCCAAGCAGTACATGGGAACACTCGGAGCAATGAGTAAATCTATGGGATTCTCAACATCAGAAGCATATAACATGGCTGAAGCCGTGACCGGACTTACAGGTGACGTGGCATCATTCTACAACCTGTCATCTGATGAGGCATTTGACAAGCTTAAGTCAATATGGACCGGCGAGACAGAGACGCTTAAGTCAATAGGTGTACTCCTTACGCAGACCAATCTTGACCAATATGCCCTTAATAACGGCTTTGGCAAGACTACCGCCAAGATGACTGAGCAGGAAAAGGTATTGCTTAGATATCAGTATACACTGTCGGCACTCTCGGATGCATCCGGAGACTTTGCTAAGACACAGGACAGCTGGGCTAACCAGACACGTATACTTTCGCTGCAGTTTGATTCACTTAAAACCACGCTTGGACAGGGATTTATCAATCTGTTCACGCCGATATTGCAGGTTATTAACAGCCTGCTGGCAAAGCTGTCACTGCTTGCCAATAAGTTCAAGGAGTTCACTACACTGCTTATGGGCGACAGAGGCGGAGGCAGCCAGACCTCAACTGTAGGAACAATAGTAAGTGACTCTGCTGATGCAGCAGCAGGTCTTAACAATGTGACGGATGCAGCAAAGGAGGCAGCCAAGGCAACAGGGCTCCTTAAGATAGATAACCTTAACAATATAACAACATCTTCTTCAACGTCTTCATCGGCAGGCAGTACAGGCACGGGCGGAATGTCAGAGATGACGGACGCTGCACAGCAGACGGAAGGCGTGCTTGGTGAAGTTGATGCGAGAATGGCGGCGATTGTTGAGAAAGCGGATGAGTTCATAGCAAGACTTAAGACAATAGGCAGTGACCTCAAAGCGGGTGACTTCTTCAAAGCTGGCAGAGACACATCGGATCTAATCGCAGACATATTCAACATGTATTCAGATGCCGTTGACAAAGTGGCATGGAGTGATATCGGTGCCAAGATGGCACAGTTTCTCAATGGAGCAATAACACCGAAGCTTTTCAGCGCTGCCGGAAGGTCAGTGGCATCATCACTCAATGCTGCGATACATACAGCACTGGGATTCGGGACAACATTTGACTTTAAAAATCTTGGACAGTCGATTGCGTCCGGAATTAATACGTTCTTTGATACCTTTGACTTTGCAGGGCTCGGACAGACTGTCGGTACGTGGGTCGGCGGAATAAAAGATACAGTTGTTAAGGCGTTTAAAGGCATAGAATGGGTAAAGGTGCTCAAAGGAGCATGGGACTTCACGATAAATCTTGGCGGTGAGAATATTGCGCTGATTCTTGGAGCAATTACGATAAAGAAAATTATGTCGGCACAAATCAGCGTGGCAGCAATACGGGCAATCTCAAAAAAGCTGGGAAAGGAGCTTGCAGCTTCAATAGGTGTTGAGATTGGCAAGGATTCAGGAATAGGTGCAGCCCTGGGAGCCGGAATAAAGAAGTCTGTTGCCAGCATGGGCGGCATAGGCAGCATGCTTACAATGGATTCCGCAACCGTGCTTGGTGCCGGTTCAGCAATGGAGATAGGCACGTTTCTTGGAGCAAGCATAATAGGCGGCATAACGGCAGCAATTGGAGGCTGGAACCTTGGACAGTTCCTGTATGAGAAATTATCAGGAATTGAGATTGATATGTCATGGACAGAGCAGTTTGCATATCTGTTAAAGGCTCCGGCAGAAGATTTTGATTCGTTTGTCGAGGGACTGACAACAACACTGACTGACTTTGAGAATAATCCGGTGCTTACAATGCTGGCAGATCTGCTTGCAGGTCCGTTTGTCACAGGCGCGGCGTATATCCATAAGAACAGTGATGCCATAGCAGAGGATATGGACAAGCTGAAGACTGGATTTAAGGCACTCAAGGATAAGATTGGTGAGAAATGGGATGGTGTTGAACGATGGTTCAACGAAGACGTTTCTCCGTGGTTTACAAAAGAAAAATGGAGTACATTCGGCAGCAACATGAATGACAGTATTCAGGAGAAATGGAATGACTTCTCGAAGTGGTGGGGAGAGTCAGGTGTATCCAAATGGTTTGAGGAAAGCGTCAGACCATGGTTCACAAAGGATAAGTGGACATCTGCAATGGCAGGAATCAAGGAAGGCTTCAGGGAGACCTTCAAGGGAGCCTGTAACATTGCAATCGAGAAGTTCAATGCCCTGATACAGACACTTAACGAGAAGACCAGAATATCATGGGATGCGGTGAAGGTTGCAGGCAAGGAGATATTTCCGGCCGTGGACATACAGCTTCTTAATCTCAGCAAGATACCACTGCTTGCCAATGGCGGTTATGTAGGACCTAATCAGCCACAGTTAGCGATGATCGGAGATAACCGGACAGAGGGTGAGGTTGTGGCACCGGAGAGTAAGCTGCTTGATATGGCACAGAGGGCGGCAGCAATGTCAGGTGGCAGCAAGGAAGAGATGCAGCTTCTCAAGGAGATAATTGATATCCTTAAGGCGATTCTTGACAAGCCGGGGCTGTCAGACAGTGACGTGGGTAAGGCTGCAAGGCGCTTCTCACAGGAATACAGCCGCCGCACAGGTAGCCCGGCATATTATTAGGATTGGAGGACAGAATGGCATACAGTGGCTTCCTGATACGCCTTGGGGACTATACGGTCCCCTGGGAGTACATTCAGGCAAAGACTTATAAGACAACGCTCAGCGTAATAGATGTTGATTCAAAACGAAATGCTAATGGAGACCTCATAAGAAACGCACTTGAAAGCAGGAAGAACATAGCGGAGTTCCAGACACCTCCCTGCATGAGTAATGCTGATATGGCGGAGCTGTTTGGCAGCATAGCAGATAATTACATCATCCCAAAGGAACGCAGACTTATTGCAACGCTGTATGTTCCTGAGATTGATGATTATATGACACAGGAACTGTATCTGCAGGATCCTGAATTTGTAATATCGTACAAGGATGAAGATACAGTCTATTATGAACCGACAACATTGGCATTCACAGCGTACTAGGAGGATATATGCAGAATTATGAATATAGTTCACTGTTCTGGGACAGCAGTGTGGATAAACAGCTTGTAATGAAATACGATAACTCCAGGATAGATAACAGCATCCTGTGCAGTGAAGAGTTTGAATTTACCGAAAGCCTGTGCTCAGAAGAAAGTCTTACATTTGGATGCTGTGAGGCATCTGTAATCAAATTCAGGGTGCTTAATGTTGTAACGCCGCTTAAGGGCAGGACATTAGATGTAAGCCTGATAATAGGCGGACATACAGCCAAGCCTTACCGGCTTGGCCGTTTTAAGATAACAGATGATGTACCGACAGCAGACAGGGACTACAGGAACATTACCGCTTATGACGCAATGTATGACATCATCAACACGGATGTAGCCGGATGGTATAACAGTACACTTCCGGATGAAGACAGTACAATGACACTCAAAGCCTTCAGGACATCATTTGCAAGGCATTTCGGTCTTGAGCAGATCGATGTATCACTTGTAAATGACGACATGATTGTGCGGCGGACAATAAAACCGGAAGAACTCAGCGGGCTTGATGTCCTGCAGGCAGTATGTGAGCTGAATGGCGCATTTGGACATATCGGAAGGGACGGAAAGCTTGAATATGTAGTACTTGATGAGCTTGTGGAAGGCTTATATCCGGCTGATGACTTATACCCAGCCAATGACTTATACCCACGTACAAGTAATGCATACAATGTCACAAAGGGGCGGTATTATTCATGTGAATATGATGACTTTCTTACGGAACGTATTACACAGTTACAGATACGGCAGGAAGAAAATGACATAGGTGCCACTGCCGGAACAGCAGGCAACACATACATAATTGAAGATAACTTCCTTGTGTATGGAATGTCAGCAGAGGAACTTGACACAATAGCCGGTAAGACATTGTCAGTAATAGGCAGGATATCATACAGACCTTTTTCGGCTGACTGCATAGGCAACCCATGCATTCTGCTTGGCGAGAAGGTAAGCCTGAATACAAAGCGTGAGATTATTACGTCATATGTACTTCAGAGAACGCTGAAAGGCATACAGGGAATGCATGATGCGTTGTCATCTGAGGGCGTTGAGAATTACTGCACAGAGGTCAATTCACTTGCACGTTCGATAATACAGCTCAAGGGCAGGACAAACGTGCTTACACGCACAGTGGATGAGACTAATGAAAAGATAACGGATGTTGAGCAGGGATTATCTTCGGAGATATCGCATACAGCGGCACAGGTTGCAGCAGAGGTTAAGAGAGCATCGAAGGCGGAGGGAGAACTGTCAGGAAGAATAACGGTTGCAGCTGACAGCGTTGCAGCAGAGGTTAAGAGAGCATCGAAGGCAGAGGGAGAACTGTCTTCAAGCATCAAGCTTAATGCTGACAATATTGCAGCAAGAGTTTCTAAAGACAGCATAATAAGTGAGATAAACATGTCACCGGAGAAGATAAAGATACGCTCAGACAGGGTTGAGATTGAAGGATATGTTGAATTCTCAGATTTGTCAGGCTCCGGCCGCACAACTATAAATGGGGACAACATTACAACAGGGCATCTTAATGCAGACCTGATAGTGTCAGGAACAATACGTGGCAAGGTGGGATTGTGGGTAGAATCAGACAGCTCCGACAGGGTTGTGACTATTAATGCAGATGGCATTTATAATGCTGCAGCAACATATCTTAACGACGTGGCTGTGTATGGTTCACTTAAGGACGGAAATGGTAATGATCTTATTCCGGCAGCAGTTCAGTATCTCAATGATGGCTGGTGGGGGAATTTTACTACAGCTAATGGATGGGCTGTGACCGTCCAGAATGGCGTTATAACAGATGTAGGCTAAGGAGGACTTATGAATAAACCGATGTCGGTAAAAATCAATAATTTCTGTGACAGGCTGGCGGCTCTGCTCAATGAAGCGGAGCTGCCTTTTTATGTGCTTGAGCCGTATATGAAAAATGCGCTTGAAGAGGTGCATACGGCAGCAGATAAGCAGCGGAAACTAGAGCTTGAGACCTATGTGAAGGAAATGGAGGAAAAAGAGAATGCAGAAGGCATACGTTCGAGTCAACTGGGAGAACTATCCGAGTGATAAAACACCATTGAATGAATATGAATTGAATAGAGCTGATAAAGCAATAGACGAGATTGACAATAGAGTAATAGTTCTTGATTCAACCAAGCTTGATAAGACGTCAGCCGGGACGATGGTGCAGAATATTCAGTTCGATGAGGCTACAGGAGTATTTACAATCACATATTTCAGCGGCTCAGTTAAGAGGATAGATACCAATATTGAGAAGATTGCCGTTAACTTTGATTATGATGTATCCACTCAGAGAATCATACTTACGCTTGACGATGGGACTGTCAAATACATAGATTTGAGTGCGCTTGTTACCCAGTACGAATTCCTTGATAATGACACAATAACATTTTCAGTGGATTCTGCCGGCAGGATATCCGCGGCTGTCAAAAAATCAGGGATAACAGAGGACATGCTGCAGCCTGATTTTCTTGCTGATATAAAGGTACAGGCGGCAGCAGCATCAAAGAGCGCAACAGACGCTGCGGCCAGCGCAGTAAAATCAGAATCAAGCGCCGTTGCGGCTGCAGCAAGTGAGACAGCAGCTAAAAAAAGTGAGACAGCAGCTAAAGAAGCATTGGCAAACTGTAATAATTCAGCTGATGCGGCAGCAGAATCCGCAACGGATGCACATGATTCAGAGAGGGCAGCTTATGACTCAGAGCAGGCGGCAAAGCTGAGTGAAAATGCGGCCGCGGCAAGCGAAGAATCGGCGGCATCATCTGAGGTTAATGCCGCTTTATCAGAAAAAAATGCAGCAACAAGTTCTGCATCGGCGGCATCATCCTCCTCCACAGCAAAGTCAAGTGCGGTTGCGGCAGAGAGTTTTGCACATGGAGGTACAGATACCAGGACAAATGAGAACATTGATAATGCTGAATATTACTACAGGCAGTCAAAGGCAATTGCAGAAGGCTTCAAGGGTGCGTTAAGACCAATGGGAACGAAACAGTTTGCAGACCTTCCGGCAGCGTCAGAAGCAACCGAAGGTGATATGTATAACATATCGGATGAATTCACGACAACAGCAGACTTTGAAGAGGGCGCAGGCAATGTAATTCCTGCAGGAGCCAACGTGTATCTTACAGTAAACAATCTGTGGGATATCATGGCTGGAACGCCCGTTACAAGCGTTAACGGAGAGCGTGGCAATGTTGTCATTGACAAGGCTGCTGTTGGGCTTGGTGCTGTCCCTAACGTAGCTACTAACGATCAGCGTCCGACATTCACACAGACGGATGCACGGGCGAATATTGTCAGCAGCGAGAAATTGACAACTATCTTTGGTAAGATCGC